GTACTGGTTAAACAGGGCACATGGACTAGCGAGGCGAGCTTTGCTTATATGTTTGAGTATGATCAGGAGCCAGATGAAAGCATCTATGACTACGGAGTTAATGAGATTTCTGAAGCATGGGCGGCTGATTACGAAGCAACTAGAGCGGAGGCGGCATAATGAACAGAGCTTACAAAAAGATGATCAAAAAGCAAAAGCAAGATGAGTTATTGACCACGTTATTATGCACAGTGTTCCTAGCGGTAGTGGTTGCGGCGATATATGTAGTCGCTCACGAGTTTATACATTACAGATATTATTAGTCGCTTTATAGTGTCCATTGGCGTACAGTGGGCATTATTAAATCAACTAAACCATAGAGGCTACAGAATGATTATTAAAACAGTAAATGAGCACGAGTTTATCAATGAATTTAAGAGCTATGGCCGCGAAGACTTTACGCACGAGGCATTGGTGGCACTTTACGAGTACCTAGAAGACTACTCAAGGGACGCAGATGAGCCTTACGAACTGGACGCGGTCACGCTGTGCTGTCAGTATGTAGAGTATGGCACCTTAGAAGAAATACAGGACACCTACAGCTCTACCAAACTTGAGACCATAGAAGACCTGAGAGAACATACGCAGGTTATCGAATTCAAATACGGCATAATCATACAGGAGTTTTAAGATGAAAAGATTAAATGAGTTATATGACAGGGCTGACCAGTTTAATGAGCAAGGTAAAACATACAGCGTGATCCCTGACAGCATGGGTTACCCTGTGCTAACTAGGGGAGGCGCTTGGACTACCAGCACTTGGGAGACTGTCATTAATGTGGAGGGTTTAGCGTCTGCTGTGCCGTTTCATCAACTAACAGTCGTAGGGGAGGTGGCGTCATGATTGATAGACCTTGGTTGTGCCCCACAGTATGGGAGGAAGCTGAAAAAGAAGGGTTAGTTCCGGTTCCTCTAATAAAATACAAGGGTAAGATAGCAGCATCAGACGATTATCATCTTGAAATGTGGGGTGCTAGTGACGGAGGTGTTTTATATACGGCGAATCTTGCCGTAATAGAAGACAATAAAGTGACTGAGTTTATTTATGGTCATCGCTACACAGACGCTGACTTCTTAAAATATACTCTTATTACTAAAAACCTAGATGACTATTTGAGGCATTCAAGTTTCGGCAAAACGGAGGCGGCGTGATGAAATGTGGATGCGGTAAACGAGCAGATGTAATTGAACGCGGGCTGTACAGTTGTGCAGTCTGCTGGCTAAAACAAAACGCGATCATTAATGGTCGTAAACTATACAAAAAGACAGGAATTCAATCATGAAAGATATATATTTTTACACCAAATGGGGCCTAATAGGTTTTGCAATTGGCTATCCAATCGGATATGCTATCGGCACATACTTACTTTAAAAAGGTGATATTATGAAAGATCAACATTGGTTAAGCGGGCCTGACGATGACGAGGACAACACCCCCGAACAATGGGAGATTGACGAGGCACTAGCGGATATTAAAGCAGACTTACAATGGACAGAGGAGAACGCCTAATGAGATCGAGAACATACATAAACCGTAGCACCTGTGAGCGTATGATTCACGGTGCGACATATAGTCTAGCGGAAATAGCATTGATCACAGACATGGCTAAGACCACGCTACACAATCGCTTTGGTTTTGCTGAGTCATTTAGTGACCATGAGATTAGAAGCCCTGATAGGGCGTTTGTATGGCCTCTAATGGAGACTGCTGGAGCCAAGCTGTCAGCGGATTGGTTGAGCAGGAGATTAGTTTAATGATATTATTTGAACGCACGCTATCAATAGAGTATCGCTTAGGCGTGGGGATAGACCTAGAGTTTGCAGACAGTCGCGCTGTGTGGACGTATGACCCATCCACAGGGGAGATGGGAGCCATGCCCTTCATGGGTACACTAATCAGCTTACCGCTGTGCTTAATTAGCTACGGTAGGATATACGAGGAGATAGAAATAGATGAGTAAGATTAAAGAGAACTTGTTAGGATATGAGTACGATCAGAATGACTGGATCGAACCCGCAGCCCACGTCATGGTTGACGAACTGGTCGAGTATCAGGTATACTGTATGTCTTTATCTGAGCTGACACAGAGAGTAGCCAGACAGGTAAGAGATGAGTATTATGCCAACCCATATATGCACATGGCCAACAAACATAACGAGGTATTTAGAGATGAGTAGATGCAGAGCATGTGACGTAATCTTAGGTGAGTACGAGTTGAAGCGGAGGGACAAACAAACTGGCCTCCATGCTGATCTCTGTAACACCTGTTACTCACACTCCAACGATGCAATTAACGAAGTAGAAATAATCACAGCACTTAGTCAACATTTAAGTGAAAAAGAACTTGACACCTTTTTGACTAACGATTATAATACTTAGGTAAGCAAAGGGAATGTTTAATAATAATCTTTAAAGTTTAATCAATCGCTACTTAAGTAGTAGCTAATAACCTAGAAGGAAGTAATCATGGCAGTAGTAGAAGGTACAATAGCGTTTGAAAACCTAGACACCCACGAGATGTATCAGGGTCAATCCACTGGCAAGTATTCAGTTGTCATTAGCGTAGATGACGCAACAGCAGAGAAGTTAGAGTCAGCAGGCATTAAGCTCCGCGAGTACGAAGGTACAAAGCAACGTAAGTTTAGTACCAAGTACGATGTCCCAGTAATGGACGCAGAAGGTTCTCCGTTTGCTGGTCGCATTGGTAGAGGTAGTAAGGTCAGACTGTTATGGGCAGAGGGTCAGCCTCATCCTGTCCACGGTACAGGTACATACCTCAACAAGATCAAGGTCTTGGAAGTAGCAGAGCAAGAAGCTGGCGAGGACTTCTAATGGAATCGGAGTCCACTTTTGTCCAACATGAGTCATGCCCTTCGTGTGACTCTAAGGATAACTTGGCTAGGTACTCCGATGGACACGCCGTCTGTTTCTCAGGCGGCTGTTCACACTACGAGCGGGGCGATGGCACAGTTACCAGAATCCACACCAGACCAGCGAGGAAATTAGAGATGACAGGCGTAATAGCAGCGATCTCCGACAGGCGTATCAATCAAGAGACAGCTAAACGATACGGTGTCACAGTAGAGTACGGGCCTGACGGCACTATCTCTAAGCACCACTACCCTTACTACGATAAGGACACAGGCGATGCAACAGGTACTAAGGTACGCATCGTAGAGAACAAATCATTCTATGCAACAGGAGAGTTTAATAATGCGGGTCTCTTCGGCCAACAGGCGTTCAAGTCAGGCGGCAAATACATCACGGTTACAGAAGGCGAGGCAGACGCACTTGCTGTCAACGAAATGTTCGATGGAAAGTGGCCAGCAGTCAGCATCAGATCAGGCGCAGCCGGTGCAGCCAAAGACATCAAAGCAAACCTAGAGTGGCTAGAGACCTTCGACAATGTGGTCATCTGTTTCGACAATGACAAGGCAGGAACGGAAGCAGCCAAGGCAGTGCTTAATCTCTTCACCCCCAACAAAGCTAAGAACGTCACGCTACCTATGAAGGACGCAGGCGAGATGCTTAAGTCTCGTAAGGTTGCAGAGTTTGTCAAGGAGTGGTGGAATGCCAAGGCATTTAGACCTGACGGTATTGTCTCAGGCTTAGACACATGGGATTTACTTCAAGAGCAGAAGGATGTCAAGTCCATACCCTATCCTTGGGACTGCTTGAATACCTTTACCTACGGCTTTAGACGTAAGGAATTAGTTACCATCACATCAGGGTCAGGCATGGGTAAGAGTCAGATCATGCGGGAGCTTGAGCATTACTTGTTGAAGAACACGGAAGATAACATTGGTATCCTAGCACTGGAAGAAGACATACCTAAGACTACGTTAGGTATCATGTCCATTGAAGCCAACAAGCTACTGCACATACCAGAGGTACGCGCCAAGGTTACACCAGAGGCAGAGCGTGGTTACTGGGAGCAGACGTTTGGGTTAGGTCGTTTGCAGTTACTGGATCACTTCGGTAGTACCAGTGAGGATGATCTGTTAGGACGCATACGCTACATGGCCAAGGGTCTTGACTGCAAGTGGATCATCTTGGATCACCTCAGTATTGTAGTCAGTGATCAGTCCAACGGTGACGAGCGTAAGGCTATCGACAGTATCATGACTAACCTTCGCAAGATTGTACAAGAGACAGGCGTTGGGTTGTTCTTAGTGTCACACCTCCGCAGACCATCAGGTCAGAAGGCGCACGAGGATGGCGGTAAGATTAGCTTAGGTGAGTTACGAGGCAGTGCAGCTATCGCACAGCTCAGTGACATGGTGATTGGATTAGAGCGTGACCAGCAACATGCTGATGCTACTATCCGTAACACTACTACTGTCCGTGTCCTGAAGAACAGGTTTGCGGGGTTGACAGGGCCAGCTTGTTACTTGTACTATGATAATGAATCAGGCCGTATGATTGAGACAGCCTGTCCAGCATCGGATGACAAAGCGGAGTTTTAAATGCGACAGTTAGTTTTTGACATTGAGGCAAATGGTTTAGAGCCTACTCAGGTGTGGTGTGTTGTGTTGTATGAGAGTGCTACCAACAATACGCATGTTTGTTACAATAGGATTCAACTACTGTGCCGACTTAACGGTACGTTTGATCCTGATGCTGCAATGGAACCAGTAGAGTTGATCGGACATAACATATTAGCCTACGATATACCAGTGTTGGAAAAACTATGGGGCATATCTTTTGCAGGACATAAACTGACAGACACATTAGTCATGTCACGATTATCAGACCCTTCGCGCTTAGGCGGTCACTCGCTAGAGAACTGGGGTACTATCTTAGGACAACCGAAAGGAGAACACAGTGATTGGGATAATTTCTCGAATGACATGGTGGAATACTGTAAGCAAGATGTTAGAGTTAATGAACTGGTGTACAAGAGATTACTTTCTGAGCTTAGTGGTTTTGGAAGTGAGAGTATTGACCTTGAGCATCGAGTGCAAGCAATTATATCACAGCAAATTAAAAGAGGCTGGACTTTAGATCAAGAGAAATCCTTTGTCTTACTTGCTGAACTTAAAGAAAAGAAGTATGACTTAGAGGATGAGGTACACGAAGTCTTTAAACCTTTACCTACTTTTGTAAAACAAGTATGCCCTAAGATTAAGAAGGACGGAGCCATGTCAGTTGTGGGTCTGAAGTTCTTAGGTGACAGTTGGGAAGTGGTCGGTGGTGAGTTTAGTCGCATTGATTTCCCAGCGTTTAACTTAGGATCACGACAGCAGATAGGAAGATACCTACAATACTTTGGCTGGAAGCCTAAGCAATTTACTGAGACAGGACAGGCCATCGTTGATGAGGCAGTGCTGCGGGAAGTGAAGGGCATACCACAAGCGTCTTTGATTGGTGAGTACCTGATGATACAGAAGCGTATCGCACAGGTGCAGAGCTGGTTAGATGCAGTCACGGACGAAGGTAGAGTACATGGGTACGTTAATCCTAACGGTGCTGTGACGGGCCGCATGACACATTCTAGTCCAAACATGGGGCAGGTGCCAGCAGTCTACTCACCTTACGGCTATGAGTGTCGTGATGTGTGGACAGTACCCAAAGGTTACAAGCTGGTAGGTATGGACGCAAGCGGTCTTGAGCTACGCATGCTTGCACACTACATGAATGACGAGGACTACACAAATGAAATACTCAACGGAGATATACACACGGCAAACCAGTTGGCTGCGGGCCTTGACACTAGAGATCAAGCAAAGACTTTCATCTACGCTTTTCTTTATGGGGCAGGAGACGCCAAGATCGGAAGCATCGTTGGAGGAACTGCAAAGGATGGCAAGAGACTTAAAGAAAAGTTCCTTGCAAATACGCCTGCTCTTGGAGACCTACGAGAACGAGTTGGACTGGCGGCTGGAAGAGGCTATGTTCTTGGCTTGGATAGGAGAAGGGTCGCCATACGATCAAGCCACGCGGCACTGAACAGCCTGTTACAGTCGGCTGGTGCTATTATAATGAAGAAAGCCTTGTGTTTGTTGCATGAGTATGCTACACTATGGGGTATAGACTTTCACATAATAGGGAACATACATGATGAGATCCAGACAGAGGTACGAGAAGAGAAAGCAGAGGTTTTCGGAAGGCTGGCAACAAGCTGTGTTGAAGCTGCCGGAACCTATTACAAACTCAACTGCCCTCTCGCCGGAGATTACAAAGTCGGCAACACTTGGGCCGACACCCACTAAGGGTAAGTATTACAAGGATAACAAGGAAGCAGTACAGGCAAGGGATGCTAAAAGGATGTGGGTTAATGGTGAGGAAATTAAAAAGACGCACCCGTTGTATAAAGCAGGCCGCTACAAAGGGTTTGAAGATGCAGCCTTTAGTTCCTTAGAGAACTATAAGACTAGCCCAGAGGGTCAGGTGTATATAATCACGAACCCTGCATGGGAAGGTTGGGTTAAGGTAGGTATGGCTGTTGATGCAGAGGATAGACTAGGTGGTTATCAAACTTCAAGTCCTTACAGAGATTACACGTTAGTTTATACAGTAGACACGCCAGATCGTAGAGCCACTGAAGCTGAAACACACAACAGGCTGGCTGATATTTTTGAGCAGCGCAATGAGTGGTTCAAGTGTGACGTAGAGATAGCTAAACGATGGTTAGATGCAGTCATAGGAGAGTTAGATGAAGCATGTTGAAACTTTAGTAGCAGACATCTACGCTATGATGGAAAGCAAGGACGCTGATTCATCTGTAGATGTAGAGGCAGAGATAGAACGCTTTGGTGAAGGAGTTAAATCACTGATGCGTAAGGAGTTTGGAGCGGAGAAGCGAGAGGATAATAGACTGCTACGTTTGTCTAACATTGGCCGCACTGACCGCTACCTTTGGAACCATTACAATGGTACTGATAAGGAAGAGCTAGAGCCAAACACCTATGTCAAGTTTATGTATGGTCACTTGATTGAAGAGATGTTAATCTTCTTGACTCGCATGGCTGGACACACTGTTACGGATGAACAGAAGGTGTGTAAAGTAAATGGAATCGTAGGTCACATGGATTGTTCTATTGACGGGATAGTTACAGACGTTAAGTCAGCCAGCGCCTTTGGCTTTAAGAAGTTTAAGGATGGTAGTTTAGTACATGACGATCCGTTTGGTTACATAGATCAGATCAAAGCCTATGGTCACGCCTGCGGGCAGACTCAGGTTGGTTGGTTAGCTATGGACAAAGCAAACGGACACATTACTTACCTTAAGTATGACCTTAAAGAAACAGATAACACTAAACTTAAGGAGCCGATCACTGATAGGGTTGATCAGATCAAGGCAATGGTATTAGAGCCAGAACCTACAGCTTATTGTTACGAACCTGTGCCTGATGGCAAGTCAGGTAACATGAAGCTGGCCATTGGTTGTTCTTACTGTCAGTTTAAAGCACACTGTTACCCAGACCTAAGAGTATTTAGCTATGCTTACGGGCCTAAGTATCTGTGCAAGGTAGTCAACGAGCCACGAGTACGGGAGTTTGTGTTAGATGAAACAGGGTTTTAGGTCAGGGCTAGAGAAGGACTTATCAGAGAAGCTAGACGGACAGTACAAGTTTGAACCTTATGGTCTGCCCTACACTACACACAGACAATACATACCGGACTTCGTACACGAAGACAAGGCAGTACTGATCGAGTGTAAAGGATTCTTTAGAGTAGGTGACACACAGAAGTACAAGGCTATTAGAGACTCAATGCCTGAGTGGGAGATCATCTTTGTCCTATCAAAGACTAGCAAGAAGGTACGCAAAGGTGGTAAGA